CCTCAATTACTGTCGAGGAAGGCCATGCTATTGCAGTTTCCGCAAGGGAAAACGTCATGCAAATCCATCGCGTTTTGAATCTTATGACGCATGTGGATCCTTGGTACCATCCGCAACTTGATCATTAAACCAGCACAAAACTTTCATGACTTTCACCCATTCAGACTTAAGGCAGCGAAACCAACTTAAGGCTGCGAGATACTCTCAATTATTTTTATTCATATGGCTCTAACTAAAATCCCTGACCGTTGAAAACGGTAGACCATGGCGGCGTTTAGGACGGACACAAAAACGCCCGCCTGGTTGCGGAAGTGATCTCAAATCACACGCAATAAAAAACCCCGTAGATCACTGATCTACGGGGTTTTTAAGAGTGGAGGCCGAGGTCGGAATCGAACCGGCGTAGGCGGATTTGCAATCCGAGCGTGAAAATCAAGCAGGCTGCGGCCTGTAGAGAAATTCCGTTCCGGAACCATGGCAAAAAATATGCTCTGGAGACCGCGCAGAATGCGGACTCTACTTTTTGTTTCGGAACTGTTTCAAACCTCCCCCGGCGTCCTGCCGACCGAACACCCCCCCCCAAAGAACACCGACTGCTAAGCTGTTCACTCCACCAGAGGACCGCCGATGCCCAACTCAGACCTACTCCCTTCCCTGCTCTCCAAGCTCTACGAAAACCAGCTGGCCCTTGAGGCGTCCATCATGGAGATCTCGAACTGGGTCGAGCAGCGTGGCTCCGCCGATGTGGCTGAGAACATACGCGGCGCTCTGCACAGAGTCCATCAAGCTGACCCTAGCCGTCCTCATGGCTCCTGACTGATCAGACTGTCAGCGAGCTATCGCCCTGATATAAGCCTGGCACGCCCGCAGAGCAATCAGTCCTTGGTCACCGTCACCGGTGATGGCGAGAATTCGTTGAGCATGCGCTGGGTCAAGTTGGGCTCGCGCGGCTCCATGAACCACGCCGACGGCGCCGGGAGAGGCAGGCACGTTGCAGCCACTGGCTGTATCCGCGGCGTCGAGAAGGACTGACAGCCGGACATCAGAAGTGGCAAGGCGATCGCGCAAAACAGCCTGGTTGCGTTGGGCATCGGATAACTCCTTGGTGTGTTGTTGGTCCTGGCCGGCGAGCTGCTGCTCCAGGGCCAGGCGCTTGTCGGTCTCATCGCGCGTCTGCTTGGCGGCCGCAGCACTGATCAGGTCCAAGTCCGATTGGAATTGGCCGGCCTGATTCGCCAGCCTCCCACCGTAGCGCCAGTCCTGCACCTGCCAGGCGCCGGCGGCGCTGATAACCATCGCCAGCAGGATCGCGCCCAGGATCTGCACGGGCGTCATGCCAGCACCTTCAAGGCGCTGTCATACAGCGCCTGCCGATCAGCCAGGCCGTTCAGCCCCCCATTGATGCGACGGGTGATCTTCACGAACTCGCCCTCATCCGCCAGGGTGTTCAACCCACGGGTAGACCAGAACCATGCCGCCGACATCGCGGCGTGCTGTGGCTGCTCGAGCAGTTCCGGCTTGCTGAGCAGGTCCAGGCCCAGGGCTTCCCCGCACGCGGCGTAGTTGGCCCTACCGGTGATCTGGATCAGCCCCCGACCACGGTAATTGGAACCGTCTCCCTTCACGGTGTTGCCCAGGTCTGCGCGCCCTTCATAGCCGGCCTGCTGCGCCGTCGGCCCCCAAATCTCGCGCACCAGCCGCAACTGCCCCGACTCGTGCCCGATCTGGGCAATGAATGCAGCCGCACGCGGCGTGCTGCTGCAACAAACCAACGCCGCGCGCGCCGCGTTCTTCGGTCGCACTAATCGGCCGATACCGAAAAAACCGGTGCGCTACCAGGTAACAGGCGAAAGCGTCGGTATGTTCCAGATCGTCGACCTCACCACCGGCAAAACTCGCGCCTTCCGCCGGGACTATAAGGCCGCTCACGACCTCGCAATGCAGTTCGAAGCAAAGGCCAACCGCCTTGCCGGAGGTGCCCAGTGATCGGCGTGCCAATGCCAAACCCGCGTGACTCGATCATCGATGAGCTGAATCAGCATCTGGACGCATTCTTTGGCGCAGGGCGCACCGTACAAGAAGTAGCCCAGGGCGTCAGCGGCGTGAAGGATGGCACCTACGGCGGCGGCCACAGCAGCAAGCTGCGTGCCGAGCGCGATCGTCTCGCACCCGACCTAAAAGCTTTGGCCGAGGCCGGCAGCTCGATCAACAAAGCCGCTGCAGCAATGGGCATCGATCACAAGCGCGCCAGGCTCATTGCCCGGGAGAACGGCTTCAAGTTCGCCGAGTACCCATGAAGCGCATCAGCAAAATCACCTCCGCGCGGCGCCGTCCAAGCTGGCTGGCAATCCCGGCAAGTGGAATCGAAGAGGTAGGCCATGGCCGAGGAACAGCAGGAGCCAACGGCGGAAGCCCTGAAGCAGCGCCGCAAGCGCGAGAAGGCGGCAGCGAAGGACGCAGCATTGGGCGTCGAGAAATTTGCGGTTGAGGTCGCCGGTGTGTTTAAGGCCGACCTTCGCAAAGTGATGAAGGCCCACGGCATCAACAATCAGCAGGACATTCACCAGCGCCTGCTCATAAACCTGATCGCCGCCGACTTCGAAACGGCGGCGCGGATGCTTGAATGTGTCACGACACCTTTTGTTGTTACAGAAAAGGTGTCGCGACAGTTGATAGCTGCGGGCCTGCTGCACTTGGCGAAGCACCCAGGCGAGCCAGAAGACGAAATCGTCGATCCGATTCTCTTGCTCTCAGATAACCGGTAGGCCACGCGAAGTTAGAGTTCGCTTCAGCTTCTCAAGGGCTACTTGAAGCTTAGCCGCATCGGCCTTTAGCTCCTCCATAAACCAAAGCACTCCCGTCAGGTACCCGATTATCAGGGTCTCGGCGCTGATGAAAACGGTATCGCTTGAGTTGTTGGCGGTGCAGCTTGCACCTCCAAACGTGTAGAGAATTTTGCGAATTGAGGTATCACTTTGATTGGCGGTAGATTCAGCTGTCCCAGTATGAAGAATTCCATTTCTGGCTTCCCACAGTTCTTGAGCTGTGCATGCCATCTGAACATGCGGAAGCACGAACTTATCCACCCATACTTTGAAATCTCTCCCCGATGATCGCTCTTGGGAAATCGATAACCACGCCATCTGGTCTATGCCCGCGTATGTGAGCATCACTGCTGGAACAAGATGCCCGCCATCCCTAAGCGCGGTAACTGCATCGGTCATTTTCTTGGCAAAAGAGAAAACTTCAAGCTCACTCATCACTGCTCCCTTGATCCGGCTCCATGCCGGTCACCCGTAATACCCCAACCCAAACCAAATTGCCACCACCGGTCACGGAGGGCGGCGCTTACCTGAGGTAAACGAAATGCCTGTACGCCATAGCGCAATCCACAAGATCGACAAGAAGCCCGACGGCAGCCCAGCAGTTCTGCACCTGGCTTCCGCTGAGCAGGTTGAAAGCCAGGCCCGCGACGATCTGATGCAGCAGTTCAACGAAAGCTACAACGCCACCGCTGGCAAGGGCTGGGGCTTTTTTCATCATGAATCGGGGGCTTTCCCGTTCAGCGGCTGGCTCGGCAAGTACTTGGCCGGCGTTACCGACTTCCTGGCGTTCAGCGCCACGGCCGTCGAGCACCTGACCAAGCTGATGGAAGAGTCGAACCTCACCACCGGTGGGCACGCCCTCTTCTGCCACTATCAGCAAGGCATGACCGATTACCTGGTCATCGCCCTGGTGCAGGAAACCGAAGCGGTGACCATGACCGAAGAGCTGCACCTGAAGACGGTGAAGCGGCTGGACCTCGACCACATCCGCCTGGCCGCGCGAATCAACATCAGCGAGTGGCAGAGCAACCCGAAGTCGAAGCAGTACATCTCGTACCTCAAGGGCAAGCAGGGCCGGCGACTCAACGACTATTTCCGCGACTTCATCGGCTGTCAGGAAGGGATCGACGCCCCGGGCGAAACGCGCACGCTGCTGAAGGCGTTCAGTGACTTCGTTGAAAGCGAGGACATGGTCGAAGATGCGGCCCGCGAGAAGACGCACACCTTGGTCAGTTATTCGATGGCCCAGGCCAAGCTGGGCGAGCCCATCACTCTCGATGAGCTGTCAGGCCTGATCGACGAAGACCGGCCGAAGAGCTTCTACGACTTCATCAAGGCGAAGGACTATGGGCTTTCCGAGGCGCTGCCGCCGGACAAGAAGACCCTCAACAAATTCCGGCGATTCACCGGCAGGGCTGAAGGCATGTCGATAAGTTTCGAGGCCCACCTGCTGGGCGACAAGATCAAGTTTGACGCGGAAGTCGGCACGCTGACACTGCGCGGGTTACCAACTCAACTGAAAGAGCAGCTCAAGCGCGCTGCCACCTGAATGGCCATTGCACCTTGCTCTACAGGGGCAAGATACGACGCGTATAACAAGCATTTGTTCGCGCTCGCCCAGGGTTCGCAAGTTTCTGTCATGTGAATTGAACCTCAACAGCCCGTAGTTGGTAGGGTTTGAAATCACGCATTTGCCGAAAGTGGTAGAACACCGACTCAGCCTTTTCCCGCGACGCAAAAAGCTCAGCGCCGTCCTGGCTTGATGATTTCCATCGAAGGCCCTCGCGATCTGCTGAGCTTCCGTAAAAAACGTTGCCATGAATATCGGTAAGCGTGACGACCCAGGCCATTTAGATCTCCTTGATCCGGCTCCATGCCGGTCACCCGTAATACCCCATATCAACGAATCACGCCAGCCGGCGAGGATCCCCTATGTCTCCCTACAAATTGTCCGGGACGACGGTCGTCAGCTTCTCCGGCGGACGCACGAGTGCCTACATGCTGTTCATGGTGCTTCTGCATAACACGGCAGAGGACATTGCTAAATACCTGCTGATAATTTTTGCCAACACCGGCAAAGAGCATCCCGCCACGCTGGAATTTGTCCGTGCGTGCGCAGATCGGTGGGCGGTACGCATTATCTGGCTGGAGTTCCGAGACGATGACGCAGGTTTTGCGGTAGTGGATTACGCCAACGCCAGCCGCCAGGGCGAACCGTTCGAAGCCCTGATCCGCAAGCGCAAGTATCTGCCCAACCCGGTGACCCGATTCTGCACCATCGACCTCAAGATACGGATCATCCACAAGTACATGCGCAGCCTGGGCCTATCTACCGAGGACGTGCCGGTCGACATGATGACCGGCATTCGTGCCGACGAACCGCGCCGAGTCGTGAAGATCCGGCACCGCAAAAGCACGAGCGAAAGCAAGTGGGCAACCATGGTGATGCCACTGGCCGATGCCGGTGTCGGCGTGCAGAACGTGACCGACTTCTGGGCCGCCCAACCCTTTGACCTGATGCTGCCCACGATCAACGGCAGAACGCTGGAAGGGAACTGCGACCTTTGCTTCCTAAAGGGGGCCAAGCAGGTCTATTCAATCATCGCCAGCGACCGGCCCAAAGCGGAATGGTGGGCTCGCATGGAAAGTTCAGTAGTGTCGGGCGGCAAGTTTACTGGCGATGGTGCCCGCTTCCGCTTCGACCGCCCCAGCTATCAACAAATGATCGACTACTCCGACACCCAGTTCGACATGTTCGCTGAGCACGACGAGGCTATAGCCTGCTTCTGCGGCGATTAAAAACTAGAAAAGTACGGTGATGCACACACTGGACTTCTATCAGGCACACCGGAGTTTCTGATACGCTGAACCAGCATCGAGTTTCTAAATGACAACTCCCGCCAATCAGCCGCATATGAGCAACACTTAAAGCTTCGTGCAAATATATATTCACGCGACTTAGAAATTAAACTCATATTTAGATGCGCAACATCAGCCAGACATAAAAACCTATCATCATAATCCATAGCAAGCACAACACTCGGAGCGATAGGAATAACTGGAAAATCATCGATAAAATCGGGAACTAAAAACTCCTGACTTTCGGACCGACCAATCCCCCAACGACGATTACTTAACAATTCGCAAGACAAATCAATATTTCGTTTAATTTGAACACTTGCAAACCATCTTCCAGGCATAGTGCAATCTGGACGAATAAAACCTACATTCCCCTTTTCCAAGTACTCTTGATCATCAAGACTGAGAGCCCTACTCGTTCCAAAGATATTTAATCGAACATCTTCAAAAGGCTCAGCCTTTGCTGCGCACCTAAATTTCCATAGCGAAAAAAATTCGCAAATAGCTCGCCGATCATCAATATTTAATGACTTCACACTGCCATTAATCACCCCTCGGGCAATTTCTTGAAACGCGCCCTCGATATTTTTTTGATATCCTACTTCCGCTCCTTGATCCCAAGCTCTCTTGGCACAAAAAATATCGTTATTTGGTTTTACCAGCATGTGTTTTTTATGTTTAAGACTATACAACTCGACTCTACCGTCATGCCGCCCGAATCGCTTAATGCTTGCAGCAGGATACACATGCTGATCAATAGTCAATCGATGAGGATTCCCCTTCTGTGGTCGTTCGTAACTCATTTGGTTATCCTTGCCAAAGTTTTAACCTGATATTTTCTAAACCGCTAATTACGACGTTCGTTCAGCCACTAGTCTCGTCCCCATCAGACGCCCAGCCACCTGCGCCAGGCCACGGTCAACATAGGTTCGGTCACCCGCAACAACCGGCACTACCACTTCACCACCACGCTTTATCTCGACATTGATACGCCAGGTCTCCCGGCCTTCCTCGTCCTTGTCGCACTCCATGTAGTTCCAAACCTGAAAGCCTTCGATCTCATCGTAAATATCGTGCTTGGTCATGGTCCAGCCCACTTAGAGGAAGGGGCCATCGTAGCACCATACCCCGGGCGTGGCCCGGCAAGGACTCCCCATGCCTACAGAAAACAAAATCGCCGCACCGCTCATGGTCGAACGCTCGACAGTCACAAAGCTAGTCATCACCGGCGCGCCACGGCTCGACCCAATCACCGTCTTCCTCGAGGACTTCGGCCGGCGAGACTGCCCGACCGAATCCGATCCGAACTACCAGACCGCCCTGGGCAAGATCACCATCAACTGCTGGGACAACAGTTGGAATGCGTATTGGGGCGGTATGGGTCCGCGCACCGTCGCCGAGTTCGTCGCCGACTGCGGCTGGGACTACATCCTGAATTGCCTGGATCGCGGAATCAGCTCGACCGTGTTCAGTGGAGAGGCGCTGCACACCCTGGCCAAGAAGTGCATCGTCCAGCGCCGCCGGCAACAGACCGGGCGACACGACTGGGAGCTGGGCGAACTGAGCAAGGATGAGGCGCGCGAGCTTTGGCACGACATCGACTCATTGCGCAGTATCGAGAGCCCGAACGAATGCTGGCACCAGAGCAGATTGTTGACCGAGCTGTTCGGTGAGGAATGGCACTACCCGCTCGACGGCAAGGCGGTCGAGGAAAATCACAAGTTCATGTACCTGCGCCGGGTTGTCGAGGCAGTGCAACAGGCGCTACGCCAGGAACAGCAGGCAGGCATGACGGTTGTGAATGCCCATGATCTGGTAACGAGTGAGATAGCAGGATGATCAGTCCTGCTTTTTGAGCCAGTAATTCATTCGCGCCTCTGGGTCAGTGATTGCTTCACCACAGGAGTCGGAGTACTTGTTTAGAAGAATCGAAAAGTTGGCGATGTCATTGTCCAGCTCCTTGGTCATTGATTTGATCGCCATATCGACTCTTGCTTCGGTCACTTTCTTACTCGTCAGCGTCCGGGCCCCCACGTAAGCACGATCAGCTGCATCGTCGATTTGCTTCGCTACTTCAGGCTTGGTACGTGAAATTATCTCCGAGGATATCGAGTAATAAGCTGCGCACTCTGCAAATTCGTGCGCGAGGTTATTCGATGCTCGCTCAGGATCGTATGCTGAAGCCGAACCGACCGGGAACAGAAGTAGAAAAGAAAAATACCTAATCAAGCTGAGCGTCCTTTCACTGCGATATACGACATCTAATACACCAGTAAAGCACCGCTGTAACCCCTCCCCCTTCAAAGTCAGCCGCTATAGCGGCAAGGAACAGTCATGCCAGATGAAAGAACTAAGGCGGCCTCCAGCGGAGGCCCCAGACACGCTGCTGTTATGTAGGAGGCATGCAGAAAAAGCGCACATCATTCATCGCGGTGTCATCGTTATCGCTCTTAGCTGGTTCGATCAGAGTCTCCACACCAACAATGAGGTTCTTCCCGGAACACTTCGATATTGGTCGCCAATCCCCCCAGAATCCAGGCTGAGAAATTGGGTTGCCAGACGGGATTTCTTGCGAAGACCCATACGGCCTGCAACCAAATCGAAGCCCATTTGCGGATGTATCATCGTGGTTAGGACCGCGATGAACTTCCTCTCTCAACTCATATGAAAAAAGAAACTCTCCAGTTGGGCACTTTTGCGGGGGCTCAACTGGTTTACCCCAATTCCCCATTCCCGACTGGACTACATGTTCGATTGTCCCGGCGACCCCCTTGCATATCAACCACAATCCATTCATTGCTGTGTCGTCACCACTTCCTTGATGGTCTTCCAGCTTAATCTGAAATCCGGTAGCAAAGGTCCCAAATGGGCAATAAACCGCGCCAGTCCAACGAGCGTCAGCAGCCTTCCATTGCGCTGTCTCGCCAATAGTTTCAATTGCAGTACGTTTAACCGAGTAATTTTCAGCGTTCTTCTTTACTGCCACCTCGTGCGACAGCAGCTCTTCTCCTGTTTCATCCGCGATACAAACTGTAGTGACGAGTAATACCCCAAGGGCTGCCAATCCAATCTTCATAGTTCGCTTCCTGAGTAGAAACGCCATTCGACGCAGTTTGAGCGTAGACGGCATTAGTCGCTGGGCAAGCTGGACACCCGGATTCAGAACAGTAATGCCAGAGGCTTGAATGGTTTCCTCGGGACTTGAAGAGCCGACAGAAGACGACGCAGACGAATAACCTCCTTCCTACATTCTGCCGCCCAGCGCGGCAAGGACACCCCATGTTCGCAACGAAACTAACCCTGATCCTGCTGGGCGCTTTGCTGTACCTGGCAAGCACCGGTTACTGGTTCGCCAGGCTCGGGTCTGACCTGCTCAGCACCGGCACCACCGAGGCGCTACTCGGCGCATTCGGCGGAACCTGTGCCTGGATGCTGATCACCTTCGGCCTGGTCATCCACATCATCAAGACAGCGCGGCCCACAGCGGGCGGCGGGAGGTAGTTATGCAAGCAGAAATCCTGTCGGACGACGAACTCGCCGACCTGACCGGTTACAAACACCGCGCCCACCAGCGGAAGTGGCTCAAAGACCGCAATTGGGTGTTCGTCGAAAGTCGCGGCGGTCGGCCTTTGGTGGGTCGCATGTTTGCCCGCATGAAACTGGGCATGGTCAGCCCCACCATCGTCGAAAACAATCCGCCGCCGGCACGACCGGTTTGGACGCCAGACTTTTCCAGAGTGAACTGATATGCGCCCCCGCAAGACAGAAAACAGGGACTTGCCGCCAGGTATGGTGCGGCGCAAGCGCCCACGCAAGAACGGTACGGTGTGGGTGGGTTATTACTACAGGGACGCGAACGGCAAAGAGCTTTCGCTGGGAGGCGATCTCGATAAAGCCAGACTCAAATGGGCAGAACTTGAGTCCAAGGCAAAGCCGGCAGACCTGAAGATCATGAAGGGAATTTTTGACAGGTACGAGCGGGACATCGTCCCGAAGAAAGCGCCGCGGACGCAGAAAGACAACAAGGCAGAGCTCAAGCACCTGCGCAAAGGGTTCGAGGCAGCGCCAATCGATGCAATCACCCCGTCCATGGTCGCACAGTACCGGGACGCCAGGACGGCGAAGACCAGAGCAAACAGAGAGATCGCCCTGCTCTCACACGTCTACAACATGGCGCGAGAATGGGGCTTTACGGATCGGGAAAATCCCTGCGCCGGGGTTCGCAAAAACAAAGAGAAGGTCCGCGACTATTACGCTAATGAAATGGTTTGGACCGCTGTATATGGCAAAGCTCCACAAGAGCTTAGGGATGCAATGGACTTGGCATATCTGACCGGCCAGCGCCCGGCAGACGTGATCGCAATGAGGCGGGGGGATATCGAAGGGGATTACTTGACCGTGCAGCAGGGAAAAACAGGCAAGCGCCTCAGGATTCAAATGCAGGCAGGCGGCGTGAAGAACACCCTCGGCCTGCTCATTGAGGACATCATGGCTAGGAACAGTCAGCACAACTCGCAGCACTTCATTCTCAGCAGGACCGGGATGCGTGTATCTCAACAAATGCTCCGCAACAGGTGGGATGACGCCAGAGAAGCTGCTCGTTCCTTGGCCGCCAGTGAGGGGCGAGTTGATGACGCGGAGAAGATCCAACAGTTTCAGTTCAAGGATATCCGACCGAAGGCGGCATCCGAAATTACAGATATCGCGGACGCCAGCCTCCTGCTCGGGCACTCGGAACAGGAGATCACCAAGCGCGTGTACCGGCGCATCGGTGCGGTCGCGCAGCCTTCAAAATGAGATAGTTTCGGAACTCCAGCGCTTTTCCACAGGCAATAAAAAACCCCGTAGACGTTAATCTACAGGGTTTCTAAGAGTGGAGGCCGAGGTCGGAATCGAACCGGCGTAGGCGGATTTGCAATCCGCTGCATAACCATTTTGCTACTCGGCCTCAAACGATCAACGCCCTGATTGCTGACATTCACCGCATAAAAACTTGAGTGGGCTGTATC